TATTATACTTTACAAACTTCGCGAAGTCAAGCATGTGCTTTTTATTGCTAGGGTCAAAGGGAACTCTTGCTTTTGATGCAAGAACAGAATGGCGGTATACATCAGTCATGATAATATTAACCCTTTCGTTTGACTGGAATAGAGATTAGTATACCTGAAATCAATCCGCAAAGATAGAAAAAAACATGGAACCAATGAGAATCAATCACTTGATGCTCCAATTCCATTCTTCTTCAGAAGGTCCCGCCAATCGTTCAGTCTCAATATCTTCAGCAATATCATCAATCACTTCCCAGCCCAATTCAATCAAACGAGATGCAACATGATGAGGATTGGCGCCGCGCAACTCTTCTTGAGTGAAGATAACAACGGAGCAACCCATCTCTTCAAGAGCGCGTGCATGCTCAACGATCTTAGACATATCTTCCATTATCATTGCACCTCCTGATTATAGTTCTCGTCGTTCGGCTCAAACACCAAGTCGTCATAAGAGACAACATAATCCTCGCTGGTGTCTGTCTCGTCACTCTCATAGAGAGCAAGAACATCATGAACCTGCGTCAGTGTAAGACCAAGAGACTTTGCAATCTCAGTTTCTTTCATACCATCTTCGCGATACATCGTGATGATGTCGGTCGCAATATCTTTAAACCAGCCCATTAAAACGGCACTCCTTCACTCACTGGAATCTTGTTCAACTCAGCCTGATACTTGCGATCGCCGACAACCAAAAGAAGGTTGCGAGCGCGTTCAAGTTTCTCGGCAAGATCGTAACAGTTCTTGGCACTCAAATCAAGTTGCGAAAGAGTGTTCGCAAGAACATGATCGGCACCATTCACGAGGTCAATCGCCTCACTCAACAGAGTTTCAGTTTGCTTTTTCATATTACGCTACACTCCATGCATAATCATCCTGCGTACACACTTGCTCTAGTCCATCATACTCATCGATGCGATATAGAGTGCCAGCAGACAATTCTGCAATACGCAACTCCGCAGAATCATCGTTAGCCTTATCCCCGAGTTCCTCTACGACCTGCACCAACACAGGGTCAGTTCGTTCGATATCTCGGTGATAGATAGTTTCTTCAGCGATACCTTTGATCTCACAATAACGCCTCATTGCTTCGTCGCTCAGACCAAACCCACCATAACAAGCATTGTATACAATTTTAGTCATTTTCATTACGCTTCCACCTTCGCAAACATCTGACGGGCACTATTCATAAAAACATAGTAGGCTGACCGAAACTCAGGATCCAGATCCAGACAATACAATTCCGTATAATCATGTATACCGTAATGGTCAATGGTCTGAAGAAGTTCAAGGATACCAGTTCCTTCCAACTTGGCTTGGCGATCAAGAATCACACATGCTTGACTGACATCCATTAGGCAAGCACCTGAATGCGCGGAGTGGTAAACTCGTCGTCGAACAACATCCGACCAGGAAGCGGAGCGACGAAGATCGTCGAGACACGGTCGGGGTCGAGCAGAGCCTCGCCCTCCCACACGCGTTCCATCGTGTCGGCGACGAATCGACCGTCATCAAGAATCTTGGCGACGCGACCGACATAATAACAATTCTCGATGCCAGCGAAATCCAAGGACTTCACGACATCACCAATCTTCACAGTGTTTTCACATTTCATACATATATTATCGCTTATTTCCCTAAAATTGTAAAGGAAAAAAACTCTAATAGAATCAATGGCTTGCGAAGTCCGCTATAATTGCGTCTATTGCGTAGGCTTGAATTTCCGCGTAAAATTCGGCTAATTCTTCGACCGTCGCGTTTTCTATAGGTTGAGTTGGGTAGTCGAACCCTGCCTTGATGGCTTCGGTTTTGACCTTATTGATTCGCTCTATATAATAGGATTTATTCATTCAACAAGTATAGATGAAAAACAATCTATTGTAAAGGGAAAAAACTCTAATAGAATCAATGACTTGCGCAAGCCTCACCAGACCTCCTGCAATCCTATTGCAGCGGTTTTATTGGAAGCCAACCCAACCCCCTATTCTTGGATCTGGATCGTCCCAAAGAAGTCCTTGTCGCTGAATGCCTTATCATCAATCCAGATATCGTAACTTGGCTTGCCTAAACGAAGTTCATGAAACTTGGCGCCCCATGCCATCAGCGAGCCATGGGTAATTTTGAATTGATTAATGCCACTACCAGATCCGCGAGCAGTCCAATAAATGATTGTGTGACCTGCTTCATACAATTCATTGATCTTCTCAATACGCTCAGGATATGGTTTAGACAGATCGTATCTGTTCTTCCCATCAATCACTGGTGTGTTACAGATAGTCTGATCAATATCAACAATGTAAATCATGGTGGGTCGAACTCCATGTTGAAGTGCACATAACGAGAATGAACACCTGCCTCATAAAGCATTTGTTCTGCATGGTCAATGCTGTAATGTTTTCCAGCACCCTTGCCAGAAAACACACGATTAGGTCCAATTATTTCTTTAATGCCAACTTGAATGAGTGCGCGAGTGCAATCAGCACATGGCTTTGGTTCCCAGTTCAGATAGGCACGAGCACCATTTAGATTAATGCCATTGCGTGCTGCATTATAGATTGCATTGCGTTCTGCATGTTCGACCCAAAAATACTTTTCTGGACGCTTCCATCTTTCTGTAACATGCTCATCAATATTTCTAGGAAACCCATTAAAGCCCATCGATAAGATAGCATTATCATTACCAACAATTACACAACCAACCTTTGTCGATGGATCTTTACTTTTCTGCGCTATTAGATTAGCCTGTAGGATGAACAATTCATCCCACGATAGTTCATCACAAATCATAATTTATATACCAGTTGAACCGAATCCGCCATCACGCTCTGAATGTTTCTCTGGTGCTTTTGCAACAACAACAAATTCAACTTGTTCATTGCAAGTAACTTCAGCCTGTGCGATTCGCTCGCCAGCCTTAATAGTCTGACCAATAGAAGAGATGTTTGTTAGAAGAACAAACACTTGCTGTTGATAGTCAACATCAACAATGCCTTCAGAGTTTGCTAACACCAAACCACGCTTCAGCGACAAACCTGAACGCGGATGAAGACGGATGCTATAGTTCTGCAATGGAAGTTCTTCATCGTGTTTTGTAATGTCTGCGAATGTTTCAATTGTAACGCGCTGTTCAATCTTAAAGATTAATCCAGTGGGGATAAGCAATCTATCACCAGGATAGATCGAGATCTCCTTGAAGTCATTAATCAATTGACTGATTGGATTGTTGTATCTATCATAACCGATGACATGTGTGTCAGTTGGCTGGAATGATAAATCAAAACAGTTTGAGAGGCTAGTTCCGTATGTTGGGAGTTCAAGATCATCACGAAGTTTATACACATTTAATATAATCACAAATTATTCCTCTTTCTTTTTCTTCCCGATTGTATATTTGGAAACCAATTGCCACTCATTCTTCTCTTTGAATGGAAGAATCTTAATCTGGCTTAATGGAGCAACATTATCCTTTGTCTTATCTGCATTAACAAGTTTCACTAAACCCCATTCTGCCATTAGATTCGCAATCGTATTACGACGCTGAACATCATTGTCTGACATATTGGATGGCTTACCGTCCAGTTCAAAGAGTTCCTTGAAATGAACAATGTAATACTTACCTTGTTTGTGAAGGATATGGCAAGACTGATAGAGAATGTTGTCGTTCTTTGCAGCAACACCGATGCGCGTTAGAGTTTCGCGGACCTTGAGGAAGTCGTCTTGCTTTTCTAATGTGACTTCTACTAATTTTTCGAGCATGGTCAATCACCCTTATATAATTGTTTTTTCATTGCGGTGATTTGACTGGGAGACAGAATCTTTAATGCTTCCTCTGCCTTGGCATCGGAGTAGCCATAATATTCCTTGACAACACTCAAATCACTACTTTGAGCCTTTTTGTGCCATTTACTGTATGGACGCTTTTGGGCTCTAACAATATTTATAAGAAAATCATATTTGAGTTTATTGTCCAGAGTCGAAAACTTATTCATCTCGTTCGCCCAGAGAACAGTATCTCTGTGATACGAGAGTGCTCGGTTCACCATGAATGCAGAATATGACTTTTCGTCCTGCTCAGTCAGGAGAGCATACTCTTTCGTCTGTAGAATAGACGGGATAATCTCTTTGAATAGGTCAGCCACGTTTAAAGAACTCAACAACTGTTGTTCTATGCTTTTTTTCTTTTCGCTGTTTAGGTTTTCTGTCATCCCAACAAACAATGCACATCCATTCCATATCTTTAGCAGTTAACTCTTCTGCTGTTTTATTTTTTCGACTATTTTTTGCTTTAGCATAAAAATTACCAAGAGGCTGAATTGTTTGACAAACTGCACAGCCTTTGGTCAACACAACTTCTTTTAACCCATAAATGGTGTTTACTTCTTCAACAGAATTTAGAGGAATAATTCTAGACACTCTAGGAATATGCTTCGTTCTATAAAAAAATTTATTCTTTTTCGCTTTACTCATAATATAATTTCTCATTAATTAAATTTGCACTCAACCATCATTTCAGTTAGACATGCGGTGAGGTTCAGTTCCTGGTCAGCAACAAATGCTGCCTGATATTGATACTTGGCGAGAATCAAAACAGCATTCGGAATGGTGGACTTATCCATAATATCATAAAGACTATCATAGATCTTACGATAGATCTTTGCAGGGTCATCGCTACCAAAATCAGCAACCCACTTACGCATTGCGCTAAAGTTTTGATCTTTCAAAGAAGTGACCAATTCATTGATCGAAACATCAGCGATGCTGGTAAGAATGCCAGAATCAATCTTACCGCTGACAGAGTAACGCTGCAGTTCGTTTAGAACACGACGATAATCTGGGAAGTGCTTCTTTACAACTTCAGCCAGCACTGCCTTATCAAACGGAATCTTTTCACCTGTAAGAATTTCTGATGCGCGCTTCATGAACGCCATCGCCATCTTCGGTTTATCTTCTTTGCGCAATTTAAATTCAATCACAGCACATCGACTATGCAACGGTTCAATGATACGATTCTTGAAGTTACAAGTCATGATGAAAGTGCAGTTATGCGCAAACTCTTCCATCGCAGCACGCATGGCTGGCTGCGTACTATTTGGGTTCAGATAATCTGCCTCATCGATAATGATAACTTTCTTACCGCCACCAAGAGACATCGCACTGGCATAGTTTTTAATCTTAACTCGGAAAGTATCAATGCCTGATTCATCCGAGCCGTTAATCATCAGATAGTCGCAACCGATCTCGTCACACAGTGCACGAGCAACGGTAGTCTTACCTGTTCCTGGAGTGCCGCAAAGCAAGAGATGGGGAATCTCTTTGCGATCAACATAAGATTGGAAAGTTGCCTTGTATTCATCAGGAAGAATACAATCGGCAATAGTATGAGGACGGTATTTTTCAACCCACAACGCTTCATTCATAATATAGTTCTCCACTCAAGAGATTTTAGATATTCTCTATACTCTTTGTAGTTCATAATATTGTTTAAGGTTTTCTTCTGCAATTCTAATTTGAGAATTTATATATTCATCTATTTCAGTTTGATTTCTTTCTGCCAACCATTTGATAATTCCATCTTCTGAGCAAAAAGACTCCTCGTGCATTCTTGACCGCTTTGTGGTAACAATGCATTTATTACATCCTATTATACATTTTGGTACGCCTGTGGCTTTATACTCAGAAGATTTTTTTGTTCGATTGCATTTAAAACATAAGATTTGTATATTATCAGAATCAAGTCTTAGATCCCAATTATATCTCACTGAACGAATATGGTCAACCCTCATCATTTTCTGATGTGTGCATCCACACTGTTGACAATAAAATCTATCTTCTAGATAACACTTTTGATAAAATGCTTTTTTAAGTTTACTCCATCCTTCACTTTGATAAAATTGATTTATTTGATTATTTTCTGGAATAAATTTTTTATCTTTGGATTTAATAAAATCGTATTTGGTCACACCTTTTTTGATGTAACCGCCACGCGCAATAAACTCATCAACCGATTCATATTTTGTATCGTCATTCATAATATAGTTTTCGAAGAGAAGATGGGGCGGAGGAGGTGAACCCTCACAGCGGCAGTCTGGCGGAGTGTGCTGTCAACAAGAACAGTTGCGCCCCAATATACTATTTAGCCACGTTTTCGTAAATACTTTGAAAATCGCTTTGTTCAGCGACTTCTTCTTCATAATTACGCTTATGATAAGTGCGCGCTAGTTTACGGCTCAACTTCTTTGGAATCTCACATTCGTCTTGCATTTTCTCAAGGATCTCTTTAATGAGATCGCGCTCTGCTTCAATGCGAGTCAGAGAGTTTGAGATTTCTTGAAGGCATCCCAGAACCTTTGCTTTATCAAGTGCCATGATTATTCTCCGAATGTCGAACTTGCGGCTTCAATTGCGATAAAGTAAGTAATGTCAACAGTCTTGTGCTTAAATCGAGAAAGACCTTTCTTAGCGATCGCAACATCATACGAACCATCAAGCAACTTGAAGTTTTCGACTTTCATCACAACCTTAAATTCCTTGCCATTCTCGACTGTTCCAATCTCAACCTTGGACTGGTCAGCAGAATCATCCTTCACATCTGTAGCAATGAAGTGAATAGTAGATCCGTCGCTTTCAAACACAAAGTTCGGAGAACCAGAGATGCCAGCACTCTTGCGCATCCAGTCAAGATCTTCTTGCGAAAGACTGAATGAACAATCAGGCTCACCAAATGTGATTGGCTTTTCAGGTGGAGTTACAATAACCTTTGGCGAACAATACTTAATATAGTCCGACTTCTTGTTTGCGCTGATGTTAATCTTATCATCATCAAACGCCAAGTCAGCATCCTTATACAAGGAAACCTTTGCTAAGAGTTTGTTTAGATCATACAACGCAAACTCTTTCGGGAAGTCTTCACCAACGGTTGCTTCGACGAAAATTGTTTTGAGAGGGGAAATTGTCTTCAAAGTTTTGCCAGACTTGAACTGCAAACTTTGATTAATGCCTGAAAAGTTTTTCAGGACTTGCACAGTATCATCAGAAAGTTTCATAATTAACGACCTCATTTTCTTCAACACGATTATTATATAACATATCAACCAACTTGTCAACCCTTATGGTCAACTCATTCAACGAACAATTATTATCCATCACAATGTCATAATGTGAACCAACCCAAGCCCATTCTGAATAATGAACTTCTGGATATGTATTGCACATTATTTCTTGTTTGTTATAGATATTGCACTCGCGAGCAAGCGCAAACCATTCTGGATCTTCACCACGACGAACGCGAACAACCTTACCACCAGACTTTACGATTGCATTAATCTCGTTTGGAAAACGAACATCAGCAATCACATAGTTATTGTAAGGAGCCTGTTCGCAGCGACGCAACACAGTATGAACCCAGAGGTCAG